GACAAAGTTCATCCATTCGACGATGTCAATGTCATAGCGATCATTCAAGAGTGCCACGAACTCGCCGTAGGGAATGGGGCGGTTGGCATTGGACTTGATGCGCCAGAGAGGGAGGGGATCGACGGTGACACGGAAATCTTCGAATTCACACGCGAGTTTCAGGAGCCAAACGTGGATGCGTTCGTAATGGTCAACTGCTTGTTCAGGGTGGCCAAAACCGGCCCATTGGCCAACGAGGAAGCTAACATATTTTTGCTGCACAGAGATGAGGCGCTTGTCGTTGACGAGGGGGTCAGTCATGCTCTTGCCGAAACGCGTGAGGAATGAGGGCAAGCGAACAAAACATGGGCCACCCGCGTCGTCGGTCAACAGGACATGTTTGAGGTAAGTCATTGGCGGACGGTCGACATATCGTTGATTGGGATAGTTGAGGGGATGGTCGGGGTTGGTGCAGTAAAGTTTCGGTTTCACAGTGAGGCCGCAATAGCGGAATCCATCCGCTATGCGTTTGACCGTGATGCCCTCTTGTACGAGGCCTTCTTCAAACCAAATTTGCTCTTGGAGTAGTTCGGTGAGCACTGAAATGGTCGCACAAAAGTTCACGTGCGTGTTCATGAGGCTTGTACCGGGCTGTCCGGTGAGTTGCATGTTGCCGATCCATTCAGGGAGCGTGGTTGTCTGATGAGAACGGAAATTTGTGATCAATCCATTCTTGATTCCGAAGTCGACGGGGCTGCGCAACATGTCTGCGTATTCGTCCGCTTTGTCAGGGAACTGACTGGCAAGCAAGTTGCGGCCAAGTTCCAACAGATCTTTGTTTTGTGTGCGATCGTACTTGGAAAAATCACCCTCGTAGTAGTAGGTGTGGCGGTTGGTCTTCAACAAGGCCCATGAGTCATCTCCCATGCCCATAAGGAACACGCAGGGACCATGGTGTAGTTCAGCGGTTCTAACGAAAGCATTAAGGTCACGAGAGCTGGAACCACACGTATAGTAGGGCTGGACATGGAAAGATTGAGTCTCAGTGTACTCAATTTGGAAACTCTTGGTGCCATCATACATACTCGCGTAGTGATTCTGGAGGGTCCAAATTTCGGGGCCGAGGCGCATATTCCAATAGCCGGAAACGTTAAGGATAGCACGCAAGACCCATTTTTCGCCGGTGTCAAAAAGGCCTTCATTCGTTTTTGGAAAGAACTTGATAGTTTTGTCGACCTGTCCGCGATTTAGGGCGAGTTCGGCCTCGTTGATTAGGCGTTGTTGATCAGGGCGGAGATGAAGCCACCACCCATTGCGGTCCACTTGGTCGACCTGAAGATGCGACGTGAGGACATTTGAGGTGTGGCGTAGCGCACCAAGGCGTTCCGGAAGTGTGACTGTGTTGGGGCAATGCACAATGCGATGGTTGATTGCGGCGAGGCAACTCGCTTCAGTGCGCATTCCTACAAAGAGATTGTGGATTCCGAAACACACGGGGTAGAACACCTGATCGCCCTTCTCGGGCTGTGGGTCAGGTTCGCCGAGTGGAAAGGGAAACTTGACACCGAGAGCGCTGTCGATGTGTGTTTCTTC